GTGATCGAAAGTGGAAAAGTCTGAAAAATGGTGTTCCCCCAGTTGGTATGGCCTGGCGTAAGCATATGGCCGATTTTCGAACTTTAGCAGAGCAAGTTGGGTCTAAGATCCATAGTTTGTCAGTGAAAACTAATGAAGCTATGGTTCCTGTGGTACCATCGAGTAATAGTTCTTTTTCTGTATCCAGTGGTGCTGAGTCATCATTGCCCAAATTGTCTGAATTGTCATGGCAACCTGTTGTTGTTCAACCATCTTTATTCAAGGCTTCTGAAGCTCAATTCACAGTGTCCCCTGTTGTCGTTAACTCTGATGCTCCTAAGTTGGAAGCTAAACAGTCTAATACAACTTCAGGTGTCCCTAAAGTGGACGAGACAAAAGTGCGTTGGGCTGATGTAGTTGATTCTAAAGAACCTAGCTCTCCACCATTTGAAGAGAAGAAGAGTAAATATAAGTTGAAACAAGAGAAGAAGAAGTTGCGTAAGGAGAAAGAGAAAGAGAATGAAGCTAATTTGGTTGTACCAGCCAGTGCTAGTTTAGTTCTCTCTCCTCCTAACACTAAAGTGTTGGAAGCATCTTTTTCAAATTCAACTGTTTTACCATCCAGTTTCTACAATAAATGCGTGTTCCGTTTAGAAGTGACTAGTGCTGAAGGTGTTACCCCGTTGTGGGCAACGCTTGTTGCTGGTTATTTCGTGTCGGTGAAGCATGCTTTTGTAGGAGCAACAACTTCCCACCTTCATTTTATTGACGGGTCAGAGAAATTTAAGTTGGAAATACCTATTGATCAATGGGAAATGCATCAACATACCCGCCAGATTCGTAATCATGAAACGGGTGAAGTTAAGCTTGGTCAGACTTATTCTTTGGATTTAGCACGTCTTCCAGCCCCTTTTGTTCATGCAAAGTTGGGCCCAGAGAATGTTAAAAAATATTTGAATAGTCCCCAGCGTTTTCATATATGTTCAGATTTTTATGGTGGGCCAGTGGCCTATGTGAACGGTGAATCGTGTTCTACTGGTAATGCCAATATTGTGCAAAATGAATGTCACCACACTTGTACTACTTCTGTTGGTGAGTGTGGTGGTGTGATTGTTTTGGTTGATGGTAATCGACGTCCAACCGGTTCAGTGGTTGGATTACATTATGCTGGTGGTGCTGAGAAGTCTGGTCAACCTAATTATGCTCACTCCTTTTGGGAGTTG